ACATAATGAGTGGTGTTGTGTGGTTCACCGAGGGTAGGGTTATCCGCGCCACCATGAATATCATGGACACTGGCGATCTTCCTTATTCGGTATTCACATGGGAGAAAACAGACACTTCTATATTTGGATTAGGAGTTCCAAGACTTATGAACAATAGTCAGCGGGCGTTGAACGCAAGTTGGCGAATGGCGATGGACAATGCGGGGTTATCAACCGCGCCACAGATTGTGATTAATGAATCGTCCATTGAACCTGTGGACGGGGATTGGTCAATCAGACCTCGCAAAGTATGGCGGGCTAAGGGTTTAACCTCTAACGTACAGCAAGCGTTTGGCACATTTGAGATTAACGGTCATCTGCAAGAACTATTAGCACTATTTAACGTGGCGCGTGATCTTGCCGATGAAGAGGCTGGATTGCCTTCTATCGCGCAAGGTGAGGCAGGGGCGCAACCTGTCAACACAGCCACAGGGATGTCAATCTTGATGAACAGTGCAAATACAGTTTTGCGTAGGGCGATCAAGGGTTGGGATGATGGAATTACATTGCCATTCATTCAGAGGTTATATGATTGGAATATGCAGTTTAACCCTAACCAAGAAGTTAAGGGTGATGCTCGTATTCATGCCCGCGGTTCTTCACATCTGATCGTCAAGGAGATGCAAGCCCAAAACGCCATGTCACTCATCAACATTGCCGCGTCACCTCTCCTACAGCCACTAACCGATGTTCCAGAACTCTACCGCAGAGTTGTGACCTCCATGCAACTTGACCCTAATGAGGTGGTTAAGACTGATGCTGAGATAGCACAGGAAATGCAGATGCAACAACAGATGATGCAACAGCAACAACAGCAACCACCTGTTGATCCACTAGGTCAGGCGCACCTTGAGTTAAAACAACAAGAGATACAAATAGACGCACAACTTGAGCAACAGAAACTTCAGCAAGAGCGTGAGATTGCAATGGCTAAGTTGACAGTACAAGAGAATACCAATATGCGACAAGTTCAAGCCAAGTTACAGGGGGATGCCGCGAAGGGTTCTCAGGACGATAAGAAGATTGGCGTTGACATGATGCGAGAGAATAACAGGCGCATGGAGATGGGACTTAAACGCAAGATGGGCAGTGGCATTTAATGTCGGGGATTAATTTACATTCCGCGACTTGGAAGACTATTGGAGATTGGTCTAAGTCTGAGTTGCGCGATGCACAAGAGATGTTAGAAAGTTTTGAGTCCGACATTGAACGGACACAATTTACACGGGGCTATATAAAGGCTCTACGGGGGCTTTTGGAATTGCCGATGGAGGACTCTCCAATCCGCAAAGCTGAAAGCGCACATTATGAATAATAGCCGCTTTAAATAGCCGCTAAAGGAAGTGTTATGGAACAGCAAGAAGGTCAGATTGATGATAAAGAACTAGATGCAATTTTTAACGCAGATGATTCAACACAAACCGAGGACGTTGTTCAGGCAACCTCTGAGGACACGGTTGAGGGATCTGAGGTTAGGGAGGAATCTACAGAGGTAAAAGCCGATAGTTCGGAAGGTACGAAAGAAGAGGTTGTTGAAGACCCTAGCCCATCTAATTATGATGCGCTCAAGAAAGAGTTTGATTCACTTCAACATAAGTATAAATCCGATGAGGGCAGAGTCTCTGCGCTTCAACGTCAGATAAATGAACTTCAGAAAGTTAATAACACGCTGAATCGGGCATCCCAACCAAGACAGGTTGCGAAACCCACGCCTAAAATTGACTCCAAGAAGATTGTAGATGATCTTTACTCTGGTGACGAGGATAAGGCAAAAGCCGCAGTTGAGGCTCTAGTTAGCCAACAACCCACGGCAAATACTGTTGATGTAGAAAGACGGATGAACCAAGTAGTCCAACCCTTACTTGAGGCAGAGAAGGAGAGATCCAAGGCTACTCAAGAGCAAGCGTTGGAAGAGGTACATCCAGATTGGAGGGCGCAAGTTAACTCACCAGAATTTTCTGAGTGGTTAGGAGGACTTCCAAAACCTGTACAGCAGTTAGTACATTCAAACGAGTCATCAGACGCGGTTTATATGTTAAATCAATTTAACAAGAGTAAACCAAATTCTGTTGTCGAGGATGGAAGAACAAAGGTCGAGAAAATTCAAGATAAACGTGATAAACAACTAGCAGATGGCACTGGACTATCATCAAAGCACAGCGCGGGTGCTTCAGGTGGTATGCCTTCAGACCCAGATGCGTTGTTTGATTATCTTGAGAGGAACGACCCAGATTTAAAATCAGCGTACAGACGTTAATTAATTTTTTGAATAGGACATTTAACTATGGCTAATACAGAGTATGGGGATATTACCCCAAGAACCGCGACCTTCGCGGAAAGGGAATTACTGAAGAGGGCATTACCCCATTTAGTAATCGAGAAGTTCGGGCAATCAAAGCCTGTACCTCTTAAATCATCTAAGCAGATTAAGTTTAGACGCTATTCAGCGTTGGCTTTAGCGACTACTGCATTGACTGAAGGTGTGACACCAACAGCCAAGCAACTAGCGGCAGTTGATGTTACGGGCAACCTTGCTCAATATGGTGATTTGGTAACTATTACCGACATCGTTCAAGACACACATGAAGACCCTGTTCTACAGGAGGCGACTGAAATCCTCGGTGAACAAGCCGCGCAAACTATTGAGACAATTCGTTTCAATGTTTTGAAGGCTGGTACTGGTGTGCGTTATGCAAATGGTGCGGCTCGTAATGCTGTAAACACTGCATTAACATTATCGCTTCAGCGTAAATCTATCCGTGACTTAAAACGTCAGAACGCTAGAGCAATCACTAAGGTTGTACGGTCTACGCCAAGTTACGGCACTGAGGCTGTAGCACCTTCTTTCATTGGTCTGGTTCATCCAGATATGGAAGGGGATATTCGCAATATTGCTGGTTTCACTCCTACTGAGAAGTATGGGTCGATGACTCCTTATGAGTCTGAGATTGGTAAGATTGAGGATGTACGTTATGTAAGTTCTACTGTATTTGCGGCATGGGCAGATGCGGGTGGTGCTAAAGGTCTTATGATTTCAACTACAGGTACATCAGCCGATGTTTACCCAGTGTTGTTTATCTCCCGTGATGCTTTCGGTATTGTTCCGTTGAAAGGTAGAGCATCAATCACACCATCTGTTGTGAACCCACACCCAAGTGAGAGTGATCCTCTTGCTCAACGTGGTCACATTGGTTGGAAGTCTATGACTACTTGCGTAATCTTAAATGATGCGTGGATGGTTAGGGCTGAGTGTGGCGTTACTGACTAATAGTTATTAGTCAAAACTACGAGAAAGCCGCCTTAACGGGCGGTTTTTTTGTTCTTATTAGAAAATTATATAGAGGTATCTATGTCTGCAAAAAAGAATATTGCCCCTTCAAAGAAGGCGCAAGCTAATAGTGATTTAGAAGAGTTAAACAAGATTTCTACTGGTCGAACAAAAGTCAGTTTTCACAATACATCCGATGAAACTGGTGATATTTTCGTTCAGTTAAATGGTGTGGCGTACCAAATAAAGCGCGAAGAGGAAGTCTCACTTCCTAACGAAGTTTTAGGGGTTATTGACGATGCGATCATTACCCGATTTGAGCGTGGTGAAAAGGGTGAGGAAGTTACCCGCGAAATTAAACGCTTTCCATATACAAAGGTAGCATAAATGAATTATCTCAACCTATGTGACACACTCATTAAAGAGGCTGGGCTTGCGGAAGAGGGGATACTTTCCGTTACAGGACAGACGGGAATTAAGAAGAAGATAGTGACATGGGTAACTAACGCATGGGTTGAGATTCAGAATAAGCGAGATTGGAATTTTCTCTGGGCTGAGTCGAGTTTTGCAACTGTTGTTGATAAGCAATCACATCATCCTGTAGATGACTTAGCCTTAGACCCAGTGTTGAGAAGGTGGAGTCCGTACTCATTAATCCACTCCACACCAACGGGGGGCAATAAGTTTTATTTGAAGTATGTCCTCTGGGAGAATTTCGACAACACCTTGTCTAGTGCAGGGACACCCACGCAATTCACAATTCGTCCAGATAACAGTGTTAAATTTAACAGTGTTCCTGACGTAATTGGGAAGGTGAGTTTTGAATACACCAGAACCCCACAAGTTTTAACTTTGGGTACTGACATTCCAATATTACCAATCGCCCATACGGAGGTTATCTTGTACCAAGCAATGCTATACCTTGCCGCAGAGCAAGATGCTCCAGAATTATATCAAGATGCAAGTAGGCAATTGGCTACACGAATGGCAGATTTAGCCGCTGAGTCTATGCCAACTCCTTCGGTTGCCAATGTCCCTCTAGCATGACCGTTCAAACACAGGCGTGGGCTTTACGCGGTGGTTTAGATTTAGAATCACCCGCCATGTCTATCCCTGCTGGCAGGGCTATTGTTGCTCAGAACTATGAGGCGGCTGTGTCTGGTGGCTACAGGCGAATGGACGGGTATACTTTGTACGATGGCTCTGCCTCTCCCGCTGTGGTTGCTGGGTCAGGAGACATTCTAGGTGTTTGGGAATACAACGATGTAGTTTATGTATTTCGTAACAATGCCGCTGGCACAGCCTGTGTTATGCACAAATCAACTTCTTCTGGTTGGACAGTAGTTACCACACCCACGCTTGTAGCCAGTGGTAATTTTGAATTTGTTAACCACAACTTCACAGGGTCTTCTGCGACAGAGAAGATGTATGGAGTTGACGGAAAGAATAAGGCGTTTCAATTTGACGGAACTACCTTCACCCAGCTAACCACTGGCATGACAACAGACACGCCAACTCATGTCGGTGTTCACAAAAACCATCTGTTCCTATCTTTTGGTGGCGGGTCAATACAACACTCTGGGGTTGGTGATCCGACTTCTTGGACACTAAACACGGGTGCTGGTGAGTTGGGTCTTGGTACAGAGATCACTAATATTGATTCCATGCGAGGAAATGCCTTAGTCATATCTGGTGAAGACAGGGTAAGTATTTTATATGGTACATCATCATCGGATTGGGACTTAAAATCATTTACGTCTGAGTTGGGTGTAGTTGCCAACACCACGAAATTAATTGACGCGGGACTTGTTTGGTTTAATGGAAGAAGTGTCACCTACTTGAGTACGACCCAACAGTTCGGTGATTTCAATACTGCGGCATTATCAACACCCATCACAACATTTTTAGAGTCTCGCCAAAGTTTGTCTGTTGGTGCGTCTGTAAACTACTCAAAAAATCAATATCGACTATTCTTCTCTGATAAAACCGCGATTGTTGCGACCTTAGTGAATAACAAAGTAGTCGGTTGGACTACATGGCTGTTAGCGCATACCCCAACGTCATTGTCTGACAATTACATGGGTTGCACTGATGGATCAGTGATGAAGTTAGACACAGGTACGTCATTCAACGGCACTTCCATTGACTCATTTCTCAGATTGGCTTTTACGTCTTTTAAAACACCACACAAAAAGAAACGGTTTAGACGGATGATGTTAGAGATGGAATCTGGTAGTTCTGCGACTTTGAAGTTACTTGCCGATTATGAGTTTGGCACACACGCATCCACAATATCTGACGATATAACAGTGACGGGAAGTGGTGCTTATTGGGACACTAAAAACTGGGGTTCGTTTAACTGGTCAGCAAATATCGTGACGGAAATGGAAACAATACTAAATGGGTCTGGTAGAAACATATCCGCATTAATTTATCACAATAGTAGCACCGATCCATCATTTACCATCCAAGGTGTCACAGTCAATTATTCAATACGAGGTCTGATTAGATGAGCAACTTCTTTACAAAACCTACCGACTTGGTTGCTGGAACAACGGCTAGAGCAAACGACATAAATGACCGTGTTGATGCGACAGAAACGGGGTTCGACAATGCTGAGTTATTAACGACACGCGCAATTAAACTCCCTGTCGGCACAACAGCAGATCAGCTTATTTCCGAGTCATCAGCTAACCGCGCCAGTAAGACGGTGGGGTTTGACACCTCTGGAGACTTAGTTCTTTATGCACCTTATAACTGGCAAGGCGATTGGGCAACCACCACTGCGTATGCTCTCCACGACACAGTGCGGGATGCCTCCACCAAGAATCTTTATTTTTGTATGGTGGTTCACACTTCTGGGACTTTTGCCACAGACTTAGCGGCAAGCAAGTGGTCATTGGCAATCAATGTAGCTGATGTTGAGACTGCCAAAACAGCGGCAGAAACCGCAGAGACAAATGCTGAGACTGCCCAAACAGCGGCAGAACTTGCTGAAACAAATGCAGAGACCGCAGAAACGGGGGCTGTCACTGCGAAAACTGCGGCAGAGACAGCAAAAACTGCGGCAGAGACAGCAAAAACTGCGGCAGAGACAGCAAAAACTGCGGCAGAAACGGCTGAAACTGGGGCAGAAACGGCTGAAACTGGGGCAGTTACCGCGAAGACTGCATCTGAAACCGCAAAGACTGCATCTGAAACCGCAAAGACTGCATCTGAAACCGCAAAGACTGCATCTGAAACCGCAAAGACTGGAGCAGAGACAGCAAAGACTGGAGCAGAGACAGCAAAGACTGGAGCAGAGACAGCAAAGACTGGAGCAGAAACGGCTGAAACTGGAGCAGTTACCGCAAAGACTGGAGCAGAGACTGCAAAAACTGGAGCAGAGACTGCAAAAACTGGAGCAGAGACAGCGGAGACTAATGCCAACACAGCGAAAGTAGCGGCACAAGCGGCTCAGACTGCGGCAGAGTTAGCGGCAGATACTTTTGAGGATATTTATCTAGGTGCTAAAGCGTCTGACCCAACTGTTGATAATGACGGTGATGCACTAACTACTGGTGATTTGTACTTCAACACCACTTCAGATGAGATGAAAGTTTGGAATGGCTCTACTTGGTTAGTTGCTGCTATGTCTGCGGCTAGTGTTTTAGTCCTTTCAGGTGGTGCGATGACAGGAGCAATCACAACTTCTTCCACGTTTGACGGTAGGGATGTTGCGACAGACGGCACAAAACTAGATGGTATTGAAACATCAGCTACAGCAGATCAAACGGGCGCAGAGATTAAGACTGCTTATGAAGCTGAAGCAAATGCCTTTACGGATACTAAGAATACTAAACTGTCTGGTATAGCAACCAGTGCTAATAATTACACCCATCCAAATCACTCTGGTGATGTGGTTTCTGCGGCTGACGGTGCAACAACCATCCAAGCTGGAGCGGTAGATATTGCGATGTTGTCAGCAACAGGAACAGCGTCAGGCACAACATTTTTACGGGGTGATAATACATGGGTTGTCCCAACTGATACTGATACGGTTTATACACATCCTACAGGTGCGGGTAATAAGCACATCCCATCTGGGGGTGCATCGGGAAATGTTTTAACTTATAGCTCTTCTGGAACTGCGACTTGGAACGCACCAGCGGCTGGTGGTGGTATTGGGGAGTTTCTTAGGACATCAATTGCAATATCAACTGACGATACAGCGTTAGCAAATGAATCGACAACAGTCAATAATTCTAACATTGGTATTTTAGCAGGTGCTTTGAACACCAATACAACTGGTCAGGACAATGTGGCGATAGGGGTTAACACGTTAACCACTAGCAATGCCGATGGCAACACAGGTGTTGGGAAAGCCGTTTTAAACGAGAACTCGTCAGGCACATATTGTACTGGTTTGGGCTACTTGGCTAACCTCTACAATACGTCTGGGTCACACAATCTGGGATTGGGGGCGTACTCTCTTTGGGGTCACCCCACTTCAAAATTAACAGGCTCATACAACATTGGCATTGGATACCAAACAGGGTATGCACTCAGCACAGGGCAGTACAATTTCTTGGGGGGTTATCAAGCAGGGTACAACATGACGTACCATGATAACTGTGTAATGATTGGCAAGTCAGCAGGCAAAACTTTTGTTTCTGATAATGCCACTATAATTGGGTCAGAAGCGTGTAGCACAGGAGGTGCTTTTTCCTCCAGTGGTACAACCGTTGTTGGCTATAGAGCAGGGTATAGACTTGGTGGTGGTGACAACAATACTCTGATTGGGTATCAAGCAGGTCAGAATATACAATATAATGATGGGAATGTCTGCCTAGGGCATTCCGCAGGGGGTGGGAATGTTGACCACTCTAACAAATTACACATTGCCAACAACTCCACAGAATCACTGATTGAGGGAGACTTTTCTGCTAAGACAGTCAACATTAACGGCTCATTGTCTGTTAATGGTACTGCTGTTGGTGGGGGTGCAACGTCTATTGATGGTCTTAGTGATGGGGTTGTGACAAACTCAAATATAGGTCTGGGTAATAACGTGTTTACTGCCACTCTAAGTGGTTATGAAAACACGGCTGTCGGTGATGGTGCGCTTAGAATTGTGGCAGGGGGCAGTGGAAACACGGCGTTTGGCAATACCGCGCTAAGAAAACTGGTATCTGGCGCAGGAAATACTGCCTGTGGATATTGGTCGGGTTTTTATGCAACAGGCGGTTACAATACGAGTCTGGGTTATGAGTCGTTGCGAGGAGCCAATGGATTTTCTGGTTCTTACAACATAGGAATCGGCTACCAAACTGGATACGCTCTCAGCACAGGGCAATACAATGTTCTCATCGGGCATCAAGCAGGGAACGCACAAACTACTGCATCTGAAAATAATGCTTTAGGAAACCAATCACAGTTGAGAAATGTAGATGGTTTCGGGAACAACTCTTTCGGGGCTAAAACATTGATTGGGGGAACAGGATATTCCTACGACCATTGTTCTGCTTTTGGGCATCAGGCATTAATGAACAACAAAGGCGATGACAATACCGCATTTGGTTATGCCGCATTAAATAGCGTCAATGTTGGAACCAAAAATATTGGTATTGGGTATGGTGCAGGTGACGCAATTACAACCGGATCAAATAATACTATTATTGGTGATTACGCTGGCACGACAGCATTAGCTGACACAGTTGCTATCTACGCAGGTACAACAGAACGATTAAAGGTTGATAGCACTGGTCTGACGGTTAATGGTGCGGCTGTTGGTGGTGGTGGAGGTGCGATGGAGTTTGTATCGCAGACAACTGTCAGTTCTAGTACGGCAAGTGTTGCTTTCACTAGCCTAAACTCATCATCGTATGACCGCTATGTGTTACACGTTGAAGCAGATATGCAAACATCGTCTCATCTGATGCTCAGAATGTCATCGAACAACGGTACAAGCTATGATTCATCGAGCAACTATTATACTGAGGGTCAGCAGAATGGGAGTGAGATGGGTCAAACTGGGGTCGGACAAGGTTATATTGCATATTCTTCGGGTGATACACATCATGCGACATTAACTATGATTCCTAGTTCTGGTGTTATTCTTGTGAATAGTTATGCACAACGACCTGCTTCCCCAACACATAATTCCTGCGCTACTCTGGCAATTGACCACGCCACCCAAACAACATTTAATGCGATACAAATATTAAACACTTCTGGGTGGAACATCACCTCTGGGGTGTTCACCCTCTACGGCATCAAAGATTCATAACAATAGGAGCAACTATGCGAAATTTAACTACACCAATTATTGAAACAAACACAGCGAACCAAATACAAGTCACAGGATTTGTAGACAACAGGGAAGATGGTCGAGTCGAAATTCACTATATGCTTTTGCTTGAGGACGGCACACCGTACAAACGGAATGTCGTTCAATTCTCAGGCGAAGATATTAACGACTTCTATGTAAGCATCGGAGTCGATTTCGAATCACAAGTTAAAGAAAAATTATACGCAAAAGTCATGGAGAATATCTGATGCAAAAAATGGTTAATGGTGAAGTTGTCGAAATGACAGCCGAAGAAATTACACAACGTAACGCAGAGGTTGCACAAGCTGAAGCTGAATTTGCCGCAACAGGTTACATCTCTCAACGCCAAGTCGCATACCCACCAATTGAGGATTATATTGATGGAATTGTCAAAGGCGATACGGCACAAGTGCAAGCGTATGTAGATGCGTGTCTTGCTGTTAAAGCGCAGTTTCCGAAACCGTAATTAATGTTAGCTGAACTTGCTATTGCTAATGCGGCTTTTGAAGTCATAAGAACTGCTGTCAGTAATGGCAAGGAAGTTTGGGAACTTGGAGATCATCTGTCTAAGTTCTCAGATGCTGGTCGAGAGATTGACCACAAAGCTAGGATGGCTAAAAAAGGATCAGAGCAAGAGTCTGACCTTGAGATATTTATGGCGCAAGAAGCCATGCGGAATAAGAGAGATCAGCTTAAAGAACTTATGGTAAGAACACGGCATATGATGTGGGATGACTTTCTAAGGTTTGAGGGTGAACAACAGAAAGCTAGACTCAAGGCACAACGTGATGAAGAGCGACAGCGAGAAGAGAGAACTGATTTCATTATGACCTGCCTTGCTTGGATTGTGGCTTTTATTATCCTCGCTGGCTCATTAGTTGGTGGACTCAAGATAATTATAGGGATGAAGTAATGGACGAGAGAAGGTGTAGTGAAATGGAAACAATACTAAAAGTCCACAGACAGAGGATTGATGAACTAGAACATACCTTGGGTGAGATAAACAAACAGTTAGCCCACATAAAAGGTGGGGTTTATGGGATATGTCTTTATGCCGTTGCTACGCAACTAGGTGTTCTTGAAGCGATCAAACTGTGATGTGTACTTTGCCCACCATTACCCC